TGAAACTGACCGTCCGCTACGACTCCACGAAGCTTTTGAGCGGCTCGCTCGGCTCCGGCTGGGATCACAACTATGAGAAGCATTTGGAGATTTCCGGCTCCGAAGTCCGTGTATACAGCAGCCCCTCCGTATACGCCAAATACGATTCGGAGGACGGCGTGACCTTCACCTGCGCCGCAGCGAACAGAAACGGATATATTTTGCAGGTAGACACGACACAGACGTATCCGTATATCCTTCATTGCAATTCGGAATGCACGGAATATTACAACACCGACGGCAAGCTTGCCAAAATTGTCGATCATCAGGGCTTTGAAACCCTGCTCGCTTATACGGATTCGCTCATTGCTGTCACAGACGCTGTCTCCGGCAAAAAGATATATTTGGAAAAGAACGCCGACGGCAGAATCTCCAAGATCTATGACGACGCCGAAAGAGAGGTCACTTTCACATACAGCAGCGGTCTTCTCACCGGCATCTGCGATGTAAACGGCAACACCCTGACCTACACCTATGACGATGAAAACAGGATCCAATCCGGCGTCGATTCAAAAGAAATCTGCTATTTCTACAACACCTATGACGCATGCGGCAGGGTCATCAGCCAGAGAGACGGCATTGCCGGCTCCGTTCCGTCCGTCTTCGTATACGAAAGCGACGGAAAGAGAATCACCACCGACCGCTGCGGCCATCAGAGTGTCCGCATTTTCGATCAAAACGGGCTTTTGGTCAGCCATACGGATGAAAACGGCAATACCAAAACCTATGCCTATGACGAGCGGTTCAACGTCATAAAAGAGACCGACGCGAGAGGCAATTCCGTCGTCAAAGTCTATAACGGCTTCAACAAACCGACGGAAATCACCGACAAAAACGGGAACACGACCTACATCACCTACGATGAGGCCGGAAACGTCATCAAAATCCGTTATCCGGAAACAGACGGCGAAATTCCGGAGGAGACCTTTGCTTACAACGCCAGAAACTACGGCGGAAGATACGACGATCTTCCAGTCTACGGCGGCTACAACGGTACTTGTGCCGATCACCGCAACGGCTGTCTGTGCCATTGTTTTAACGGCGCGAATAGCCGCTTTCTTTGCCCATTCCTTTGTGTTTACTGACGCTTTCAAAACTGAATTCTTAAACATAGTCTTCTTTGCTCCTTTCTTACATTCCGACGCCTGATTGAATTAACGTGAATAAAATCCCGACCGCCGCTGTGATGATTGCCGCGACGACTGTTCGGAAAAGCCATTTGTTCGATTCTTCCAGGCTGTCAACCTTTGTTGTTACATCTTCAAGATCGTTCTGGATCCGAAGAATCGCTTTCTCGTTCTCGTATGTTTTCACCTTTGCGTTGTTGTAGCCGTCAAGCTTTTCTTCTATCTTGATAAGGCGATCGAGAACTTCTCTTTCAAATTCTGCTTCCATCGGCGAACCCCCTTTCCCTGAAAATAGACAATTAAAAATAGCCGGGGCAATTCCCGACTATGAATTGTTGCGAATACGAAAAGAAAATTCGTCAATGATTTTTCTTAAAAGATTTCCGGCCGTGAAATGCTGGATCAGGCCGAAATAGCTTTGCATTGTGTTATTAAGTTTTTGAAAACCTATTTCGCAAGCTTCAAAAAGCTTTTTAATGAACTTTATCCGGCGGAACATACGCTTTCGCGTGCTTTTCCTCATTCGGATAAATTTCGGTGAAATCTGCGCCCCTACGAACGTGACCGGAAGCCACGCCGGGCGAATACTGGTTTTATTATTTAGTTCCAGGTGAAGGCGTTCTTCCAGGAAGTTTTTTATATTATCCAGGATTCCCTTCAATTCCTCTTTATCCGGCCACAAGATAATAATGTCGTCCACGTATCGAATAAACAGATGGATTCCAAGTTCGTGTTTACAGTATTGATCTAATTCGTTTAGATAGATATTCGCGAACATCTGGCTTGTAAGGTTTCCGATTGGCATACCGCGATCAAAAAGCCAGTCTTCTTCGTTGCAAAGTTCCGGTTGCACGCCAGCCGGAAGGCCGAACGCCGTATTTTCACAATTTATCAGTTTGTAAAGGTCGCGAAGAATTTCTTCGTCCTTGATTTTTCGTGATAATATATCCATCAAAACCGCGTGATCCACGCGATAGAAATATTTTGAAATGTCAAGTTTTAACACGTACCAGGTTTTTCCACTTCGATTCACTTTTCGAAGCCAGCGTTGAAGCTGATCGCGCGCTTTTGTTGTGCCTTTCCCTTGTCTACAACCGTAACTGTGCGTTATAAACTGCTTATCGAATAATGGGTTTAAGATCTGGTAATAGGCCCATTGAACAACGCGATCCGGATATTCCAGCGCCATAATAATTCGCGGCTTCGGTTCGTAAATCTGTTTCTTCCGGTATCGTCCGACTTTGTATGAAGATTCTGTTTTTCCGGGAATCTGGTTCCCTTCTTCGTCAAAAACCGGATAATAAGTAAGTCGATTAAGTAAATCAATGATCCCTTCTTCCCTATGTGCCGAAAACTTCAAATTTTCGTCGCGGTAGTGTTTACATTGCGAAGCGTTTTTGTCAGCTTCAAGAATATTTTCAAAATTGACAATATCGCTATGCTTTACATCAAAGGTCTTCATTGACAAAATTCCTTTCTTTGGAATATGCGCCCAGGTTTTCGGCCGTAGGCGCGGCGCTACCCGTGAAACCCTTCCCGGTCTTCGTACCGGTACTAACTAACTTGATAGCAACGTTAATATTTCCGGATATAGCACCCGGAACGGAGATAGATCCCTTTCCCTTTCTTGCACTGTGAAGCGTCCTTGAACGCTCCCTTCTGGCTAAAAGGGTAAGCGGAGAAAAAGCCGTGGTTCGTCCTGACGTTCGAACGTTCGTTGTTCAAGTTCAACGCGGAAGGGCCAGCGTTCGAAGTGTTGTTGTAACTGCCACCCACGATCGGCAAGCGTTATTTGACCTATCCCCACCGTGGGAATTACTTTCCACTTTTAGCTGATTCTTTTTGTGAATTGATCCAGCCGCCGAGAAGCCGGCCTATTTCACATAACTTTTCCGAAATCAGTTTGTAACGCTTTTCGTCGATGAACCGTAAGTCATAAGAAAGATCGTTGAATAGCCTTAATTCTTCAAGTTGAATATCCGCGTCTTGAAGTGTCGTTTTCTTGAAATACTTCTTTTGTGCCGCGATAATGTATTCTAAAAATCCGAATAGACATTTCTTGTAATCTGTTACGAAGCCCAGTTTTTCGCTACGCGGATATTTCGTCCACGTAGTATAAAGATATTTCATAAGATCTTTCGTTTTCTGCAAAATGATAAGGCCGCTTCGTTGATCCTTCCCTTCGTTTGTTTCTGGATCTACGTTCGCCTTATGATAAAATCTTTGTTGTCCCACTCCTGGAATTTTTCCTTTCTGTCTAAAATAAAGGGGCTACTACCGTAGCCCCAAACAGAACACGGTCTGTCAGATTACAGATCACAATTCCATATAAGCGGAGAAAAAGCCGCGGTCCGTCCAGACGAGCGAACGTTCGCTGCCCAAGTTCAACGCGGAAGGGCCAGCACTCGAAGCGCCGTAGTAACCGCCACCCACGACCGGCAAGCGTTCACCTTCGTTGTTGATCCAGAATCCGCCGGTGTGAGTTACGCCCGTAACCGGTGCAAGGAATAATTCCTTTAAGATCTCCGGAATAGTTGTGACGCCCGTTCCGGCCGCAATATTTCCGAAGTTTGGTGAATAAGTTGATCCAGCGGCGCCAGTATCTGTTGCAATTTTGAAATCCTTTGTATATTTCAAAGTTCCGGCTGTTCCAGGTTCAACAAGTGATCCGTCCGGCTTGATAGCCTTCCAGAATGTGGACGCGTCGGCGTGTGATACCTGTTTCGCGGCAAGGTTGCCGGCGAAGATCTGAATTTCGCCGTTCTTAACACGCATACCAGAACACCACTTCCAGCAATTTCCAACCCAGTCTGCGATTCCCTGGCGTGTTCCGTCGTGGAACCATGTCGCCGGGCCTGATCCGGTCGCTGTTCTGGTTGTTCTTGTGCCGCCGGAACCGTCGCTTTCTGTTGCGGTTGTTTCGCCGGTTTCGTATGTATAGGCGTGATTCTTGCCATACTGTGTATTTCCACGCGGAACAAATCCGGATTTATAGATCAAGTGGTTAATGACCGCGCGTTCCGGAATACTCATCAGGTGGAATCCAGTTCCCTTCGCATTACAAGCCTTGACAGAATCGTCAAAGTTGATTGAAGCGCGCGGATCTACGCCAGGCCATGAATAAGCACGTCCGTTTACGATTGTGTTTAAGAAATTCGAAATGAAGAATCG